ACTAACTCAGCACCGAACTTCTGCATGATTACCTCGTTTGCAATGCTTTAACTATCTCAATTTTCTCTTGCCTTGCAAGTCTACTCGAAGCAATATGGAACGCTCTGTCAGATGAGTTTAGGTTCACCAAATCATCGAGCTTGAAGCCCTTATTTAAGAAATGGTGAACCATGTACAATTCCTCATCCGACTTGATTAGTTTTTTATTTCTTCAACTATCTTTATCGAGCTATTACTGAACCCTGCAAGTTTAACAATTCTCATTGACAACTTCCCAATAGTTCCAATCCTGAACATAACATGCACAAGATCAATTGGGGTCACGCATTTGTAAGCCTTCAAAAGCTCCGGCGACTTGAGATTAGGGCTGACGACACACTCTGCGATAAGCATTGCATCACCATCAGAATTTTTATCCATATCAGACATAACCCCCTTTGTGGGTTCAATGATCTCAATCTCACCGTCAAGGTCTTCAACATAAACAGTTTCCTTTTTGCGTTTTCTACCTGAAATCTTGTCCTTTCTGTCAATCAAATCTTTAATACTTAACTTTGTCATTTTAATCTCCTCGTAGCATGTTTATAATTATACCATCGCCGGATCAATAATTGTGCTGACATACTCTGAATCGCTCGGTTTGAACTTAACAGAATAATCATGCTCAACTATCGAACCACCTTCAAACTTTATAATCGGAAGGTCTCCCTCAAACTTGCATCCACTTGCAACATATCTTTCAGTTCCGTAAGCATCAGGATCATCAAGTTTAACAATCATTATAAAAGTCTGATCCATTCCCAATTTAAGGTTAGCATAAAATGTCTGAAATCTTGAGAACACCTTCTTTACTGTAAAACTTCCAGTCCCTTCAATGCCTGTTATCTTTGATCCCTTTTCGAGCTGACCAGCGAGTTTTATCTCCTCACGATCAATAGCAACGTTGAGCTCTACGCTGGATATTTCTGCTATCTGTGCTCCGTCAATCCACAACTCACCATACGAACCATTAATGACCCGTTTTTCATCAAATTTTCCACTCATTATCTTCTCCCTTAAATGTTGATGTCAATATAAAGATCTTCCATTGCATCAACTAGCTTAACTGAAGCAAGTCCGAAAACTTTTGACCCTGTGTTGTATTCCAATATTTCCTTATCGGTCATCTCGTCCGGATCATCTCCCTTCGTGACAATGTACGCTTTCTGAGAAACTAAGTCAATTCCCATAGTGTTGTTGTTATTCTTATCAAGAACCGGCACAAGTGGTTTAGCAATTTCCTTAAAATACTGATTAACACCGGCAAAGAAAAGAACCTTGTTGTCATAGTTATTGGTAACCTTTCCAACATAATCATCTTCAAAAGTGTCTCTAATATCATCACGGATCAAGTGCATTCCTTCCATTATCTTAATCTTAGAAAAGTCTTCACCCTTTGATGGAACCCAAGATGTATAAGAATTTACACCTCTTCCAATTTTCCAGTTATCACCGTCATCAATCAGCACCATCTTACCAGCATCGATGTCACCGGACGGATCACTTGACGGAGTAGCACTTACAACTTCTGTAAGGACGTAGAACGTGCTTGATCTTGTAAGCGGAAGTCCTGAAAGAAGTCCTGCTATTCTAGCACAATACTGTCTTGCAGTATATTCAAGTCCGTATGTGAGCGTCACAGTTCTTGACTTGATAAACGAAACTGAAGTTCCTTGATCTGTAAAAGGAATCGCAGACCCATCCTCTGTAAGTGCAATCTGGAAAGTGTCTGTTGACGCAGAAATGACATAGTAATCAACATCATCAGCTATTCCAGTTGGAAGCACTGAACCTGAAAATCTTACTGTTTCATCATCAATCAGACCATGTGCAGCACTCGTTATTACTTCCGTATCATCGTTTATAGACACTATCTGTTTAAGGTGTGCAACTACATCCGTTCCAGCCGTAGAAACGTCTACAGCGTCACCACCAGCCTCAAGTGATACCTGAAAAGTATTTGTATCAGCTTCAATTACATAATAGCTAACTCCGGCTGTAATTCCTTCCGGAAGTGCGGTAGCTGTAAAAGTCAAAGCGTGACCGTCTTCAAAGCCGTGAGCGATAAGAGTGAACTTCCCATCTTTTCCTACTTGGATAGCCTCTGACGTGAAATTGACGATACATTCATGATCTGGATCAACAGTGGGTCCCTGAACAACTGCCTTGAAAGTTTTGTCAAGTCCTCCGAGTGCAGCTGATTTTGTTTTATCCTTGATCCATGAAACAAGGGCGTCAGTCCTATCATCATCAGCATCCGGAATTGCTATCCAATTCCACTTTTTGGTTAAAATCCTTGCCAGTGCAGCACTATCATCAGTCGCCGCAACCGCAAGTCTTTCACAAATAACCTTCAAAGGTGCTCCCCAAAAAGCCATTTCAATAAATGCTTTGTTTTCAGGTGTCCAGTTTGTGGCATCAATTTCAGCCGCATTTGTGTACTCCTTAGAATCAAAGCTCGCATCTGTATCATCGTTCAAGATCAAGACCATTATGCCCCTTTCGGAACGCTGAATAGCCGTGACTCCTTTAGAGATGAAGTTTATAATTACTTCTGGTAATCCCATTTCTTTCTCCGTTTATACTTTGTTAATAATTAAATCCATTTCTTCTGCTTCTGCGTGATCCTCTACTTCCTGAACAACATCATTAATATCTAAATCAAATAGAAATACGAACCTATCATCCTCAGGGTCTTCACGTCTTAAACTCTTGGGTGTCAAGTATCTTGTCTGAGCTGTGCCGATTGTGTCAGTAGAAACGACCTTAAAAGCTTTCTCAAAGGCTATCTCAAGAGTGTCATAAACGCTATTCATACTGGTAAAAGTCTCAGTCCCTTTATACGAAATCGAAACAAAATAACTCTTCATCCTATAGTGAACCATGTCTTGATTATTTGTTACTGGGAATATTCTGATCACAAAACTTCCCTGAACAAACCCAGCCTTTACAGTTTCATCATAGACTTTATGAGTAGGAAAAGCAGCTTTGATTATTCCTATTGCAGAATCTCTGACATCATTCAGTTTCATATCTTCAAACTCCCTGTCATGTTTCTAAGGAATTCATCAACCAGTGCCGGCATATCTGCCTCAAGCTCATTTAAAGATTTTGTGAGTGCATACCTTCCAGTAAACCTATCCGTTCCAAACTCATAGTGAGGTGCATATTCGGTGTTGTTAAATACCACTACTTTTGTCACTATCCCGGAAACTTTCCTTATTTTCCATGTTCTTCTCAGGTGTCCAGTAACTATCTGCGTTCTCATTTTGGTAGCCTTTAACAATCTGGCACCTTTTTCAAGTAGGAATTTTTCAGATGAAACAGGGTACTTTTTAACGATATACTCTAACTTCTTTCCGAAGTCTCCGCCTATGAGCTTCATACCCATTTTATGCCTCTTCCCTTCTTAATACTGGAACCTCAATATGGTCATCAAAAAACAATGGAACGCCTGATCTGTACTCTTCCGCTGTTCCTGCTTTGGTAGTAACGTCCAGCAAGTCGCCAGCCTTTACAACGTACTCAGGTTCAAGGAATATCTTTGCCTCATAATTAAGATCGTTGACATCACCTTGTTCAGCGTTCATTGACGGTTTTTTGTAAAGCTGGCATCTTACTGCTGTATAAATCGTTTGCTCAGTAAATCCAGTCGCTCCATTTGCTTTCACTATCTCAACATTATCTCTTTTAACTGTTATGAAATCTTTATACATCATTTCAGCCAAAATTGTTGAATTACTCACTGAAACCCTAGCCTCCTGTGCGTTCCTAACTGACTCTTCTCTCCGGCACTCAATTCGCCCACAGCGACGTTTGCGAAGCCTCTGTTGACATCATCCCCGGCAAACTCAAAAGACACGTCACCGCTCTTAAGCTTCTTCACAGTCCTCTTCCCACCTGTTTCAGTTGCCCCTCCGTTATCACTCTGATATGATGCAACTACTTTCGAGGTCGCAAACGGTATGAGTTCATCCGGGAAATCTTCTCTGTAGCAATAGTCAAGAATCATCTGAACAATCAAGTCAATATAGAAATTAAGGATATCGTCTTTCGTTGTGTCCGTAATTCCTAAAAGACCTTTTGCTTTTATCAGTATGGTTTCTTTTGCTGTTGCCATTATTTTTTCTCTTTGATCTCTTTGATAGCGATTCCCTTATAGTCTCTCAGGAACTTTGCAATCTTGGAGTTTTTGGTTTTGAACTTTCCACTTGAAAATCTTTCAAATGATCCTTTCGTCGGTTCAAACTTCAGAGCCGGGTACTGCTTACATTCAAAAGAATAAACAACCACTTTCTCTTCGTTTGTTTTTTCGTCTTTGTTTGCCTTCTCAGCCATTATAATCTCCACTATAAAAGTTTATCATCAAGATATAGGGGCCGAAGCCCCTCATACCTTCCACATGCTACGAGGAACTATTTCAACAGGTTGATTGCCTTTGCGTGTGCTTTTTCCTGTACCATCTTCAATGTGTACTCGCCGAGAACCTGACCCTTCTCAGAATCGCCAACCTTACCAAGATA